CAACTGCAACCAAGGACCAGACCTTCTCGCAAGCGCACTACGACCACGTATGTGAAAAGTATGGCGACCCCGCGCAGTTGGCCAAGTACGACTACTACTTTGTCGACAGCCTGACCGTGCTCTCTCGCCTGTGCTTTGCATGGTGCAAGACCCAGCCGCAGGCGTTTAGCGAAAAGACGGGCAAGCCCGACAGTCGCGGCGCGTATGGCCTGTTGGGTCAGGAAATGATCGCGGCGCTCACCCACTTGCAGCACGTTCGAAACAAGCACGTGATCTATGTGGCCATCTTGGAAGAGAAAACGGATGACATCGGTCGTCGCAGTTTTCAGCTCCAACTCGAGGGCAGCAAGACAGGGCTTGAGTTGCCAGGCGTGCTTGATGAGGTCATCACCTTGGCTCCCATCAAGGACGAGAACGGTGGCACGTATCGCGCCTTTGTCACCCGCGCTGACAACCCCTATGGCTTTCCAAGCAAAGACCGCTCAGGGCGACTTGAAGCTCTTGAGCAACCCGACCTCGGCAAGTTGATTGACAAGTGTCTCAACGTCAACGAGACCGAGTTCGCCCCCTCACAAACAGAAACAAACATTTAAGGAATTGAAATGACTACAGCTCACGCTCACGGTTCCAGCTGGAACGACTTTAACGACGCCCAAGCACAGCAGGGCAGCTTTGATCTGATCCCCAAAGGAACGATCGTCCCCGTTCGCATGTCCATCAAACCCGGTGGCTTTGATGACTACACCCAAGGTTGGACCGACGGCTATGCCACTCAGTCCAATGAAACAGGTGCGGTCTATTTGGCTGCTGAGTTTGTGGTGACCGCAGGCGCTTACGCCAAGCGAAAGATGTGGACAAACATTGGCCTGCACTCTGCCAAAGGTCCAACCTGGGGACAAATGGGACGCGGCTTTATCCGTGGCTTGCTCAACAGCGCACGCAACGTGCATCCACAGGACAACTCACCCCAAGCATCCGCTGCACGACGCATCAACGGTTTTGTTGACCTCGACGGCATTGAGTTTCTCGCCCGTGTGGATGTCGAAAAAGATGGCCGTGGCGATGACCGAAACATCGTTCGTTTGGCAGTCGAGCCCGACAGCAAAGAGTACGCCGCCTTCATGGGTGTGCCAAGCAAGGTCCAGTCTGGTGGTGGTAGCTCGGGTGCTCCGGCTGCAACACCAGCACCTGCAGCATATGCCCCCGCTTATGCACCGCCTGCCAACGTGCCCGCAGCTCGTCCCGCAGTAGCTGGCAAGCCCAGCTGGGCGCAATAACGGACGGGGAGCATGAAATGTTGGGTCTGCTCAAGAGAGGCCAAGGGCTTCTCGCACACAGACACCCGGCAGCGGGTGGGTACGCCCGCCCGCTATCCCATCGACTGGGTGTTTTGCTCCCGCCGCTGCCAGCATGCTTTTCACAGCATGTATGGCAGTTGGGTCAGGGCAATCGACAACGAATCACTGGCGGAGGCATGCATGGTTGATGCAACAGAGCTCGAGCTGCAGAGCATGCGCAAGTGTTTGAAGTTCTTCGGTGAAGCAGCGGCTGAGATCGGCTTTGACAAGCCCCTTGGCAGCTACTCCGAAGCGGAGGCGCTCAGCGTCATTAACGCCATCGTCACAGCCTATGTGGAGGCGATGACGCATGAGCATGAACAAAACAAATATCCCCCAGTCCGCATGACGGGCAAGCCTGTGAGCGATCCGATCAAGGACGCAGCACAAGCGCTTTCGACCAACCCGTTTGCGGACATGGAGGATGACTTACCTTGGGAGGTGAAGCCATGATGGACTTCAACTCAACATCTAGCGTGAGCGGACAAATCGAGTGGTTGATCGATGACGCCATGCAAAAGCGAAATGAGGCGACAACGCCAAGAACCTATCTTGGCGGTTCCCGGCTGGGTGCATCGTGCGAGCGACAGCTCCAGTATGAATACGTCAAAGCACCCGTTGATCAAGGCAAAGCCTTCTCGGGTCGACTGCTGCGCATCTTTGAGCGAGGTCACCGAACGGAGGACATGGTCATCGAGTGGCTGCGCCTGGCAGGCTTTGAGCTCAAGACGCACAAAAGCGATGGGCATCAGTTTGGCTTTTCACTGGCACAGGGTCGCCTGCGCGGACACATCGACGGCATCTTGATCGGCGGTCCCGAGGGCTTTGCTTATCCCGCATTGTGGGAGAACAAGTGCCTGGGCTCTAAGTCGTGGAAAGACTTGGTGAAGAACAAGCTGGCAGTGTCTAAGCCTGTGTATGCGGCCCAAGTGGCTGTGTACCAAAGCTATCTGGACCTGTACGAACACCCGGCGCTCTTCACGGCAGTCAACGCGGACACCATGGAGATCTATGCGGAGCTCGTGCCCTTTGATGCGTCGCTTGCACAGCGTATGTCCGATCGAGCTGCACGCATTCTCAAAGCCACTGAGGTGGGGGAGTTGCTGCCGCGTGCCTTCATGGATCAAACGCACTTTGAGTGCAAGTTCTGCTCATGGTCAGACCGTTGCTGGGGAGGTGCGTGATGAATATCGAACCTCGCAAGCTTCATAAGCCAGCAGAGCCACTGGTCAAGATCGCCACGATCTTTCGGATGTTCTCCCGACAGGCTCACCCACAAGGGCCTGAGGCGAACTTGGTTGTGGGCGTTATCTGCCAAGCCATTTACGACTGTCTGTACGCGTCCCTTGTCGAGAAGTCACGTGCATGGAATTTCCTTCAAGACGAACGCTTGCACGTGTGGGCAAGCACGGTGAGCTTGGATGCGGACTTCATTCGGGATGTGGCCAGCAAGACGGGCTACATGAGCAAGGAGCCACCTCACAAGGTGATCAAGAAAAAAAAGGAGGCACAGCTTGCTTGATTTCAATGACGCGAGTGATGCGTCCTCAAACAAACCGCAGGCAACTGCAGACCAACTGCGTGACCGTGTTCGCGGGGCTTTGATCGACAACATTGAGAGTGTGCTGACCTACTTGCTCCCGGCAGGTGTTTTCAAGCGCAACTGTTTTTATGTGGGCAACGTCTACGGCGCTCAGGGTGACAGTCTGGAGGTTTTGCTCACTGGGGCAAAGGCAGGACTGTGGACAGACAGGGCAGAGGGGACAGGCGGGGATTTGTTTCACCTGATTGCGGGCAACCGCAACTTGGATGTCAAAAACGAGTTCTCTCGTGTGCTTGAAGTTGCACAGGAGATCCTTGGCATGCCAAAGCTCGATGTGCCCAAGGCCAAGTCCAAAAAAGCAGGACCTGCCGTTGATGAGCTTGGAGCACCCAAAGCCAAGTGGGAGTATCAAGACGCCTCCGGCAAGTTGATTGCTGTGGTGTCTCGCTATGAGCCCGAGCCGGGCAAGAAAGAGTTTCGCCCATGGGATGTCAAAAAACGCCGCATGGCTCCACCAACGCCAAGGCCTCTTTACAACCAACCGGGGATGCTTAGCACTGAGCAGGTGATCTTGGTTGAGGGTGAGAAGTGCGCACAGGCGCTGATTGAGGCCGGGTATTGCGCCACGACTGCCATGCAGGGGGCCAATGCGCCTGTGGACAAAACAGACTGGCAGCCACTTGAGGGCAAAGCCGTTTTGATTTGGCCGGACAAAGACGCGCCAGGCTGGAGCTATGCAGAAGCGGCGGCAAAGGCAGCCTTGGAGGTAGGCGCTCGATCGTGTGACATCTTGATCCCGCCAGATTTCAAGCCCACAGGCTGGGACGCAGCGGATGCGCTGCAAGAGGCGCAAGTTGAGACTGAGGACGCGGTTGCCTTTGATGTGGACGGTTTCATCCTCACGGGACACCGCTTGCCCATTGCAAAAGATCCCGATCCATCTGAGGTGGATACATCCTCGGTTGATTTGGTCGATGGCGTGAACTGGAGCACAGAGGACGGTCTGGCCATTGCATTCACCAATCGCTATGGAATTGACCTGCGCTACTGCGCCCAGTTGGGCAAGTGGTTCTGGTGGAACGGCAAGCGATGGGTGGAGGACAAGATGCTCTACGTGCAACACCTCTCACGAGGCATTTGCCGCGCAGCGTCACGCAAGGCAGACACGCCAAAGCTCAAGTCAAAACTGGCAAGCGCATCGTCCATCGCGTCCGTGGAGCGAATCATTCGATCCGATCCCAAGCACGCGGCAAACATCGACGAGTGGGATCCAGATCCTTGGCAGCTCAACACGCCCGAGGGAGTGATCGAGTTGAAGACGGGCGCTTTGCGTCCTCACCAACGCATTGATCGCATGACCAAGATCACGACCGCAAGTCCAAAGGGTGACTGTCCGCAGTGGGTGGCTTTTCTGGAGCAAATCACCGGAGGTGATGAGGAGTTGCTGGGTTACTTGCAGCGCATGGCGGGGTACTGTTTGACGGGTCTGACCACAGAGCACGCACTGCTGTTTCTCTATGGCACAGGCGGTAACGGTAAGTCCGTCTTCGTGAACACGCTCTTCACGATCATGGGCGACTACGCTGCTAATGCACCCATGGAGACCTTCATGGAGTCACGCAACGACAGACACCCCACAGACCTCGCAGGGCTGATGGGCTCACGCTTGGTGACGGCCACAGAGACGGAGCAAGGCAGGCGTTGGAACGAATCCAAGATCAAAGAGATCACGGGTGGTGACAGGGTCTCAGCACGCTTTATGCGCCAGGACTTCTTCACCTATGTGCCCGCCTACAAGATCGTGATCTCAGGCAACCACAAGCCTGCCATTCGCAACATTGATGAGGCGATCAAAAGGCGCATGCACTTGATCCCCTTCACGCTGACCATACCGCCCGAAAAGCGTGACCACCTGCTCTCGAGCAAATTGCTCAAAGAGCGCGATGGGATCTTGGCTTGGGCTGTGCAGGGCTGTCTGATGTGGCAACGCGAGGGCTTGCGTCAACCAACCTCTGTGACCTCAGCTACCAATGAGTATTTCGAGTCTGAGGACGTCATGGGGCGTTGGATTGATGAACGCTGCGTGTTGGTCAGCAACTCCAAGTCGCTCACCTTTGAGCTCTACAACGACTGGAAGCAATGGTCCGAAACCAACGGTGAGTACCAAGGGTCGCAACGCCGCTTTTCTGATCTTTTGATCTCAAAAGGGGTGGAGCGATGGCGTAACTCAAGTGGTGTTCGCGGCTTCCAAGGCATCGGTTTGAAGCAGGGCACTCCTGTTCGCTTCACACCTCACGAGGTCGATTGAGACCAAAAAGAAATCAAAAAGGATTCACTTTCAGACACACGACTGACGCATGACACAGCTCGACGCTGTTTTCCTATTATCGACGTCTCACGCGTACGCGTAATAGAGGGAATATAGAAAACAACGTCGATATGTGTCAGTGCGTCAGAGCAAGGACGACTATGACACTCAAGACAATTTTGGCCCTCGACTTGGGCACGACAACTGGATGGGCTCTTCGTGATCAGGCGGGGAGCATTGCACACGGATTTGTGAGCTTCAAGCCGCAACGGTTTGAGGGTGGCGGGATGCGCTTCTTGCGCTTCAAACGCTGGCTCACAGAAATCAAAGCAACAACTGAGCATGGCATTGATGCCGTTTACTTCGAGGAAGTGAGGCGTCATCTCGGCGTGGATGCTGCTCATGTCTACGGCGGATTGATGGCAACGCTCACGAGCTGGTGTGAGCATCACCAAATCCCCTACGAAGGTGTGCCCGTTGGCACGATCAAGCGCCACATCAGCGGCAAAGGCAATGCGTCCAAAGACGATGTGATCCGAGCCGTGTGCGAGTTGGGCTTTGCAGTCAGCGATGACAACGAAGCCGACGCTCTTGCGTTGTTGAATCTCGCAATCCTTAACAACGAGGGGGTGTGAGATGAAGTTTCCTCCCGTGCGTTACCCCTCTCCGCTTGGCCGAGCACAACCCATCCCGATGGACATCGAGCGAACCAAGCGAGAGGGCTGGCAAAACAATCACCTGCTGGTGATCGCAGCAAACGACAAGCGACTTGATTTCTTAGAACAACAACTCATCGAGAGCATTGGCAACAGGCTCTACGGAATAAAAAGCAAAGGGGGAAAAATTGGATGAACTCAACATCGACAACGTGGGCGAGAGGTTTCGCCAGGCCGCACGAACTGCATACCGACTGCCCGCAGTCAGAGTGCAGGGCTATGTGAGCTACTGGCCAGAGATCAAGCAAACGGAGACGGTCAGAAGCGCAGTGGAGGAGCGCCGCTACATCAAGTTTCCGCCAAGCCCCAAGGAGGTCGAGGAAATGCTGGAGGTCATGCGCTGGATCCAGTGCCTCGATGTAGAGCAACGAAAACTGGTCTGGATGCGTGCGAGGCGTTACGGCTGGCGAGACATCGGTCAGCGCTTTGGTTGCTGCTCACGCACCGCTCAGCGCCACTGGCAGTACGCCATGCTGCAAGTGATCAACCAGATCAAACCGTGAACTGTTCAGCGTTGGAATGTTGCCCAAAGAGAGGGGTTGGCAAAAATGGGCAATATTTCCAACGAGTTCAGGTGGTTGCTGTTTTAGTTACGGCGATTGCTGAATTTGGATGAAAAAAGGGTGTCGCATTTCGAGAATGAATCAGGTAAATTCTCGATACGTTGGGAATCAGAGCAACTTGATTCAGCGAAGCAAAACAAGTTCTTGTTTCACCATCTCTTCGAGCTTGTCCACATGGATGTAGCCCGTCACTCCCTCAGAAACAGTCACCACCAGGTAGCCGTGTTCAGCGGGACCTGACACCTCATACGTCCCCGCACTCAAGGGAATAAACCCTTCATCTTTGAAATCCTTGCCCAGCTTTCGGGCGAGGACTCCCTTTTTCACTTCAATCTTCATAGCCTACCTTTACGTGGGCAATTGTAGGAACACGCATGCCTCAAACTCAAAAGCATCCAGAGATTCGGATGACGCCTGTGGATAACTTGATCCCCTATGCCCGCAATGCCCGCACGCACAGCGAGGAGCAGGTGGCTCAGATTGCGCAAGAGTTAGCCAAGGTCGGAGTAGATGAATTTCGTTTTTGTGTTGAAAACGATTGTTATGTCGTAGACCCGTTGGGAAATATTTATCGAATTTGTCGTGAGCAGCAAAGCAAATCTGGTCGGTTAATTAGGCACTACGAGATCGTGAAGTTGCAGGGCTCCTTGGATGTCTATGGATATCGTACTTATCGAATGAGGGTTGATGGCATTAAAAAACATGTCAAAGGTCACAGGATAGTTTTGAGTGCTTGGTCGGGTGTTCACAACGATAAAGTCGTCAATCATAAAAATGGAAACAAGTTGGACAACCGTGTTCATAACCTTGAGTGGTTAACGGTGGCTCAAAACAATTTGCATGCAATTGAAACCGGACTTTTCAATCCGCGCCTAGGTGGTCGTAAAAACAGAAAGCTGCTTTGGACAGATTTTGTTTCTATCTACATCATGCATGTGCACTGCGGATTTACAAGAGCAAATTTGGCGCGATCAAACAGGGTCTGCCGTCAAGTCATTGATGACGTAATTCAACATGTCAGAAAAGTATTAGGAGTTGCCTATGCAACAGCTTGAACATTGGCCGATCGAGCGATTGGTCGAATATGCGCGCAATCCACGTAAAAACGATCATGCGGTTGATACCGTTGCTGCAGCAATTCGAGAGTTTGGTTTTCGCGTGCCGATTGTGGCCAAGCGTGACGGCACCATCATTGACGGTCATTTGAGGTTTAAGGCTGCAAGGAAGCTAGAGCTAGAAACTGTGCCAGTGCTCTTGGGTGATGACATGACCGAAACGCAGATCAAAGCGTTTCGATTGAGTGTCAATAAACTTGCCGAACTCGCGGGTTGGGATGAGGATCTTCTCAAGCTTGAGCTGGCAGAGTTGCAAATGGCTCAATACGATCTGGAGCTGATGGGCTTTGGTGATGAAGAACTTGAGCGTTTGCTCAACGGTGCTGACGATGGCGGTGGTTTGACCGAAGATGACGCAGTCCCAGAGCCACCCGTGGAACCTGTATCCAAACCTGGTGACCTGTGGATTCTTGGCAACCACCGCCTTCTGTGTGGCGACTCAAC